TTCGCCATGGAAGCGGAAGAGCGGTAATCCCTTGGGTTTTCTGCCATGACTGACAAAGGAGACGAAAAAATGACTCGCACGAAGAATCAGCGGCAAGAAATTTTGGATTTTCTCACAACCGGCCACTCCCTCACGTCCCTTGAAGCTTTGGAAAAGTTCGGCTGCCTTCGCCTGGCTTCCCGAATTTCTGAGCTTCGCAAGCTTGGCCACAAAATCCCAAAAGAAATGGTTACAACGGAAAACGGCGCTTGCGTTGCGAGATATTACCTGATTCCTGACGAGGCGGCATGACCATGGGTCGAGACAAAAAAGTTGTTCTGGAGCTCATGAAATCCGGTTCCGCTGTCGGTCATACTTTGGCAGCCTCCTACGGCGTCGATGATCTGCGCGAAGTCATCAAAGAGCTTCGAAAAGACGGTTATCAAATCAAAACCCATTTTACTCAAATGGGAGAAAAGAAATGCGTTCGTTATGTCCTCTTGAAGAGGTCTCACCGCAGAAGCGCCGCATAAGCGCAGAAAGGAAGGCTTACACCATGGAGCAGGCAATGAACGCTTATCAGATCAATGCAAGACTTAAATCCGAACGAGAAGCCAAAGGAATCAGCCTTGAGCATCCTCTGGCGACGATTAAGCGGTTAATCCGAAAGATGAGACTATCCCGCTACTGGCAGCTCGAAGACGCGAAGGTGAGAGCTTCTTTCCTTCGCGTAATCAAGAATCTTGCCAACGGAGGTCGTCCCGTGATCCGCGAAAGGGAAGCCGCCACAGGAGGACCGGCAAGCTCCGCCGGGCCGGGTGACGATGATGAAGAGGGCGTTGCCCCGTGGGGTGACGGCCTGGCAGTCCGATGCAGCAACGCGCTCCTGGCTGGGTCTATGGCCCTGGGGCGTCTTGAGATTTGCGTCAATCGCCTTGAGCGGGAACTTGCCCGATGAGCGCCGACCTTCGAGCCTGGGTGGAAGACAGCTTTCCCGGTGGGAAATGGGTCAAGCCCGACGAATACCGGGTGTCGTCGCCGCTTCGAGAAGAGCGGACGCCGTCATTTGACATCAACATTTCCAAGCGGTGCTTCAACGATCGCGGCGGTGAGGCTGGGAAGTTGACAGACCTGGCCGAGCGCCTGGGCATCGAACCGCCGCCGTGGGACGGCCAACCCTCGAAGGTGGAACGTCCCGCGATGGACGTTAATAAAATCCTGGCCGCCGATGCCATCAGGCGTCGCTGGAACGAGGCCCAGGGGGCCACAGAGCATGTCTATCTGGCTCGGAAGGGGCTTGAGATGGTCCCTGGCCTGAAGGTTGACGGCAAGGGCAATCTACTGGTCCCTTCGCGGGACTGGGACGGTCGGCTCATCGGGCTGCAAGAGATCACTCCTGACGGCTCGAAGCGGTTCATGAGGGGTTCCCATGTGGGAACCTTCGTCCTGGGAGACCTGGCCGGGGCCGAGCACGTCTTGACTGTCGAGGGCCTGGCAACCGGGGCGGCCCTTTGGCAAGCGCTGGGCTTGCCCGTCATCGTGGCCTTTTCCGCTGGCCGGGTGTCATCGGTCGTGCGGGAGCTTCGAGGGCGGACGTCGGCAACCGTCGTTGTCGCGACCGACGCCGACGATGCCGGGCGCAAGGCCGCCGCTGACGCCGGGGTGGAGAGCTTCATTCCGCCGGGTGACGGTGGTCGGGACTGGGGCGACGTCCTTCTGGAGGAAGGCCTGGAAGCCATCCTCGAGCCCTGGCAGAACCGGGCCGTGCCCGCGAAGGAAAGAACCCGTGGCTTTCGGCTGGTTCCCTTCGATGAGCTCGAAGCCAAGGAGCCACAGTGGCTCATCGAGGGGCTCCTTGAGCAAGACAGCTTGATCAGCATCTTCGGCGAGTCAGGCTCTGGGAAGAGCTTTTTCACATTGGACCTGTCCTTCTGCATCGCGTCCGGGACGCCCTTTCACGGGCGAGCCGTCGAGCGGGGGGCGGTGGTCTACTTGGCCGGGGAGGGCTTCTCCGGCCTGGCCCGTCGGCGGGCGGCCTGGGAGAAGCATCATGTCGTCTCTCTTCGCGGTGCGCCGATTTTCGTGTCAAATCAAGCTCCAGCCCTCCTGGACGCGGCTTCAGCCGCCGAGGTGGCCCGGGCCGTCGAGGCGGTGTCCTCTCAAGTCGGAGCGCCGAAGCTGATTGTCGTTGATACTTTGGCGCGGGCTTTCAGCGGTGGCGACGAAAACTCAAGCGCCGACATGGGAGCCTTCGTCCGATCGCTTGACGACCTGAGGGCGCGTTACCCTGGGTCGTCAATCGTGGTCGTCCATCACAGCGGCCACGGCGACAAGAGCCGTTCCCGTGGTTCGTCGGCCTTCAGGGGCGCCCTCGACAGCGAGATGCTTGTCGAGGGCGTCCCGGGCCGGAGTCTGAGTGTCAAGAACACCAAGCAAAAAGACGGACCGGCTTTCGAGGACTTGCACTTTGAACTCCAGGACGTTGAGATTGAACCGGGCATCACAAGCGCCGTTCTGGTCGAGGCCGAAGGTCCCGCGAAGGAGGAACGGCCCCTGACGTCACTTCAGCATGCGGCTCTACGGGCGTTCCGGTCGGCGATCGAGCATCACGGCAAGATCGTCAGTGGCCAGGCCTGTCTGGATGTCGAATCTTGGAGGCCGGTTTTTTACGGCTTGTCGACGGGAGACAATCCCGACGCGAAGAGAAAACAATTTCAAAGAGCCCGGGACGGTCTCATAGAACGCGGTCGGCTCCGAATCGAAAACGGGCTCTACTTTGTGACCTGTCCGCTGGAACAGAGAGCCCAAGTCGCTTTGCTACAGGAAAGGGATGAAGCGGGACAAACGGGACATGTCCCGCCTTGTCCCGATGTCCCGCCTTGCGAACAGCTCCACATAGCGGGACAAACGGGACATTCCCCTTTAGGGGATGTCCCGGTGTCCCGCCTGGCTGTTGTCCCGGATCGGGCCAAAGAGGATATTGATTCCTGGTTCGAAAAACAGCCTTCGGATACGCAAGCCGATTATCGGGAGCGGCTGGCCCGACTCCAAAAAGCCGGGGTCGTCGGCGCAGAGGCGCTGGCCCGTCAACGAGTTCTGGAAGCAGCAGTCCGATAGGTTCAAGGAGGGCCTTCTCCTTCGCGGGGAAGGCCCTTCACCAAAAATCAGAGAGGATGATTAACTTTATGGATACCATCAGTCTCAAAGGCTACATTGTGCGCACGGTGAAGGGTTACAAGGAGCGGCTCCTGGACATTTCCAAGAAGATTGAAGCAATTTCCCGTGATGAGGACCTGAGCCATGCCGGACGGAGCCGCCGCATTGCGTCGCTCAAGGAGGAGGCCACCGCGGCTCACTTGGCGGCCAGACAGGAAATTTCCAAGCTGGCCGGTCAGAGCATGGCAACCCTGGCCGGTGCGCTCGATCATGGAAAAAAGGTCGGTCGCCAACCTGACTGGGCGCGGCTCTCCTATTTGGCCCAGCGATTTGAGGGGCTTGACTTCATTCAGGTCTGGGCGGAGCTAAAGTCGTCCTTCGAGGCTGCTGACGTCGACCGTTGCCGGGCGGCCTTCGACGTCATCACGGCGCGTCATTCGGAAAAGCTCGGAATGCCCCAGCGACGCGCGCTTCAGGAGGTGGCGGCGATCTTCGTCGATCCTGGAGAGGCGTGCATCCAGAATGCGCGACGGCGCGCGCAGGCGGAGAAGGAGCTCTGCCGGTGGGCGTTCGACGCGCTCGACATGAGCCGCCGCCACGTCGGTGACACCAAAGACATCGAGCAATCCTTGGGCACGTACCTCGATCATTTTGTTCGGAGCGGCGATCCGGTCATTCCGGAGCCCATCGAAGCGCGGAGCGTCGCAGAGGTCCTGGCATCGGTGGACATTCCCGATGCCATGGCCCCGGAGCGCCGGATGATGGATGATCGTCCCACCGAACAAGTCCACTCGGAGATGAACGCTTTTCTTGAGGGATTGAACGGTAAAGAGGCTTCTTCTCCGCGGGAAGGCTCGAATACCAGTCATTATCTGGAGAGTGCATTATCGGAGGCTAACAAGATTCTTGAGGGAGTCAAGAGCGACAGTTAGCCTCTGATAGCGGCACAGGGGCCAGAAGAGACAGCGCGCGCCTCTTCTGGCTGCCTGTTTCTTTTAGGAAGGGGCTAAAAGATGAATGCCAAGGACTTTGAGCTTGCCTTAAAAGAGTTCGCAGAAAAGACGATTCCAGAAGAGCATGTGAGGCTAATGAAGAAAGTTACGCTTGATCTCCTGGGAAGAGTGACAAAAAAGACGCCTGTCGATACTGGCCGACTTCGAGCCAATTGGATGACAGGTATAAATGCTCCTGACCGAACAGAAACGGATAGCACGACAGATGACGCCATAGCGAGAGCTATTGACAAGTTGTCAAGCTTAGAGTTCGGCGAGACGGTTTATGTTTCGAACAATCTGCCTTATGCCGCGAAAATAGAATATGGTGGCTATTCTAAGCCTGGACAGGGCAAAACAATCAATGGTTTCAGCGTTCAAGCGCCACAAGGCATGTTAGGAGTTTCTGTCGAGGAAGTTAAAGCTTTTCTCAAGCCGGATGATAAGGAAGTGTAGAAATGAAGCTAACTCCAAAGCAAAGAGCTTTCATTGAAGCTTATAATGGTAATGTTACGGAAGCCGCAATTGCCGCAGGATATAGCCCTAAGTGGGCCGGTACAAATGGAGCCAAGATACTAAAGAATACCAAGATTAGAAAGGCATTAGAAGAAAGAGTAAACAAAAAGATAAACTCAATAATTGCCGATAGAGAAGAAAGACAGGCATTTTGGACTGAAGTCATGCGAGATGAGTTTAAAGACATGAAAGATCGTTTAAAAGCTTCAGAATTGCTTGCAAGAAGCGAAGGTGATTTCTTGGAGCGGATAGAAACCCAAACCATCGATTGTCCGGTTAT